AGTCATGGGTCAGTACGCCCGAAGGGACATTTTTATAGTCGGGGTGGATGTATTCGAGATAAGCAAGAAGCAAATAAGCTTCAAGGAAACCAAGGGCGGCATAGTTCTCAAGAACAAGAAGTTCCTTTTCGACCACGGCGGCGACGCTACCGTCGTGGCCGTTGAGGAGGAGCCCCAGCCGTTGCAGCTTCCCCATGCTGCGCCGTCCCAGCAGATGAGCATATCAGCCACAGCCCAAACGCCCCAGCAGATGGTTAACGTCGCCCCCCAGAGGCAGCGTAGACCCATAGATTTCGTCCTCTTCGCGCCCGAGCCGCAGCAGCTGTTTGAGGCTAAGAAGCTGGGGCTCAAATTCACCGAGAACAAGAAGTACCCGGTGTTTGAAAAGAAGATGAGCAAGAGCGGCATCGGCGAGGTCTTCCTTGTGACTGACGATCTCGGGCGCGACCAGACCGTTTCGGACACCTACTTCGTGCCGGCGAACATTAACCTGTTTGCCGACAGGGAGTTGAATTTCAGCGAGTCTCCCCAGGAGCGGGAGGGCGGCAAGCTCTTTTGGGGCAACGCCAGCGTCGATCCGAGCATTCCAGACCTAAGGCCAAGAAGATAGGAGCAGTCATGTCCAAGGCTAGAAAAGACCCCCAGAAAAGGAAGCTTCGCGAGAAGGCAGTGCGCCAGAGGGTGCTTGAGCGTCGCGAGGAGATTCGCGCTGAGCGAAAAGCCATGCGCGAGGAACTGATCAAGGACATTGAGATGCAGCAGCTGGAGCATGGAAAAGTCCAGCAGCTTCTGCCTGGGAACCCCGATGCAGCGGAGAGGAAACTCGCTGAACGTGAGCAGAAGGTCGTTAGTAAGCTCAAAAAGAATCTCGAGATTCTCAAGGAGCTGGAGACCGAGTACGACAGGGAGCAGGCGAGCCGCAAGACTGTGAATGAGCAGCTTGAAGCAGAGGGCTTCAAAACCATCAAGGACAAAATGGACGCGCTCCAGAAAAAACTGCATCAGTACGCAACGGAAAACCTTGATCCATCTAGCGTCGAGGGTTTGCCCGAACCCAATTTCGATGTTAAGCAAGAAATCTCTGATAATATCGAAAATGATGTTGTAAAGCAGAGTTAATTTTGTTTTAAACCGCAAAATTATTGAATATGGAAATTTGCTCTAAAAGTTTTCGATCCTCCGTGCGATAGTCTTGTGTGGGATGAGTGAGATGACATCAAACAAGTCCCACATCACTAACACACCACTTTCTCACTGAGGTATCACTATGGGTATTGACTACGAGGCCCTTGACCTGAATGAGCTGCGTCAGGAGATGCAGCGCGTAAGCGAGGAGCCAGGCGCCGGCCAAGGGCAAGGCGAGGGACTAGAGAAGTACGTTCGCCTGCCTGAGCGCGACGGGTTCGTAATTCTCCGCATACTCCCCAAGCGGAAGAGCCAGCAGTTCTACTGCGTGACTAGGGTCCATACCCTGAACAACCCCGCCGGCAGGAACAAGCGCACCTACCACTGCCCACGCACTTTGCAGATGGGCACCCGTGGCAAGCAGCAGTGGATGGGCGACTGCATCATCTGCAAGTACTACAACGATTTGTGGCAGAAGTCCGAGAAGCTCTCGGGCAAGGCCCAGGAAGACTTGCAGCAGCAGGCAAGAGCCATCAAGCCCGTTGAGCGCTACTACTACAACGTCATCGTCCGTGCCGAAAAGGACAAGGACGGGAACGTCAAGAAGAACGCAGGCCCGAAGATTTACAGCTGCGGCAAGACGGTGCATGCGAAGATTCTTCGCGCCATGCTCGGCGACTCGGTGGCTGGGGAGAAAGCCCTCGGCGACGTCACCCATGTGAAGGACGGTCGCGACTTCCGTGTAGTCAAGAAGGTCGTCAAGGGCGGCGGCGGCCAGGAGTACCCGAACTACGACAACTCGAAGTTCGAGGAGCCCTCTCCGCTCGGATCCCTCGACGAGATCGAGAAGTGGCTGGAGAACATGCACGACCTCCAGGCTCTGCGGGTCGTCAAGAACTCCGACGAGCTCAAGCACGCTTTGCGTGTTCACTTGGGCCTTGTCAATGAGGGGGCCGATGCAGCCGACACCGAACTCGAGGAGTTCAGGACGGCTGGGTCAGCGCCGGCTCCTGCGGCAGCGCCGGAAAGGGTTCGCGACAGCCTCGCCAAGAGCTCCAGCTCGTCGCCTGAAGCCCCGAAGGCTCCGGCGCCTGACGAGTACGCAGACGAGGACTTCCTCAAGGAACTAGAAGACTTCAAGTGATGCTAGTCATCCATGAGGGCGCCGGACAGAAGTTCGGCGCCCTCTTTTCGTGCTTTTGAGATCAGAAAGGAGAGAAAAATGGCTAAGAAAAAGAGCGAGGGCGTTGATGACGGGTTCTTTGAGTCGCTTGCGGAGGAGACTGGCGGCGATGTGTTGGACAGCATCGACAGCGTCAAATACTTCGTCGACACAGGTTCGCTAGCCCTGAACTACATTTGCTCGGGACAGTTCATCACGGGCGGTATCCCCGGCGGCAAGCTCACCGAAATCTATGGGCCCAACAGCAGCTCAAAGTCCCTTTTCGGCGCGAACATCCTGTTCGGCACGCAGAAGATGAAGGGCGTCCCCGTGCTGATGGACTGCGAGAACAGTGCGAACAAAGAGTTCATCCAGATGGCCTCGCACTGCAACCTCAAGAGGATACTCAGGTACACTCCGGAAACTCTTGAGGACGTCTTCGCCAAGATGTACAAGGTTTGCGAGAAGGTACGCGAGAAGACTAGCAACGACGTCCCGATCGTTATCGTGTATGACTCCATCGGCGTGTCCCCGTCAGCCAGAGAGCTGCGTGAGGTCGATTTGCCAGAGGGCTACACCAAGACGCAGTTCAAGGCAATCGTGGGCGCCAACGAGCAGCCTGGCGAGCGAGCCAAAATCTGCTCCCGTGAGCTCAGGAAGCTCAACACGGTCATGGAGCGCTACAACGCGACCGTGGTGATCCTCAACCAGACTAGGGACAAGATCGGCACCTATGTGCCGACCAAGACCACCGCCGGGGGAGGAAACGCTCTCCCTTTCTATGCCTCCTGCCGTTTGGAGACCAAGACTCAGCTGAAGATAGAGAAGAAAATCAGCGGCACCAAGAAGAAGATTCTCGGCATCAACGTAAAGCTGAAGAATGTCAAGAACAAGACCCACAGGCCATTTGTGGAGTCAGAAAACGTTCAGCTTCTGTTCGACAAGGGAATCAACCCCATCTCGGGGCTGCTTAGCTGCTTGCTCGATGCCGACAGGGTTGAGGCTGCGAAGGGCGCAGGAAGCTACCTCGTTCGACCTGGGTTCAGCAACGGCGAGGAGGTGAAGTTCCGTGCGAGCCTTGAGCGGAACGACATCCCGATCGACGTGCTTCTGAAGTGTCCTGCGCTCATAGACGCGTCGTCCAAGGAGCAAGTCGAGGCATATCTGGAGCCTTACAAGGAGGCTTTGAGCAGCAGGGCAGAGGATGCCGCCGACGTTGAGCTGAACTCCGTTTCCGATGCAGACGATGAGAGCATAGACGAGGAGCTTGAGGGCTAGTCCAGCCTCTCTATGTAGACTTGGTTCTTCATCCAGACGCCGTCTTCGACCTTGTTGAAGACGGCGAACTGCTTTTCTGGGTTAGGCGTGTAGACCACAAGTTCCTCGTCGCGCATGCTCCAGACTCCAACGACCTCGCCCTCTTTCCTGCGATGGTATGCGGGGTAGTAGCTCTGGATGCCCTTCTTTGAGTTGAACCAGAAAATGCGCCGCTCTTTGTTCCTGTGCCCCATGACAAACAGCTTGTTGTCGACCTCGGGGCACGGTCTGCGGTCTAGCTGATCCAGCCACTTGATCGCCTCGGGGGTGCGGTCATGGCATATCCAGTGCACATGGTTGAACACGCCGCCGAAAATGCTTTGGTTGAAGAAGTGCGGCTCGTGTGTGAGGAAGAAGGCCTCATGGGGGTGAACCTTGTTCATCTTCAGCATGTGGCATAGGCTGTGGTCGCCATAGCCTCCGCCGATCTTGATGCGCTTCTCAAGGTATTCCCTCGCCACGCTGCTGTCGCAGACCCTTGCTATGGCCTTGTTTGACGTCACGCTCACCTCTTGCTCGTGTGGCGGAGTGACGCTGCCCCGCCTGCAGTGGCAGTTGATGTACCACCAGTCGTAGCCCATGTTGTCGAGTATGTGCTCGTCTATATCACACCCGTCCCAGTTCAGCTTGCTGGTGATGTGGTACTCGCGTTCGGGATCGTAGCCACGCTGGAGGTTTTCGTGCAGTCCTTCAAGGTCGGTTATGGTGTCCTCGTCGATCCTCACGTACCAGTCTGCCTTGTTTGGTTGAATGATCTCTAGGTAGTAGTGGTATATTCTCTGCGCCACGTTGTGGTACGGAGTGTTGATGTGCGTCACGTCGAAGTTGGATGGCCATCCATCGGCGGAATCCTCCCGCTTGTTATTTGTGGAGGCTAGCAGGATAAGCTTTATTCGGAATTTTTCGTGGTTTTGCAAGCCATGGCGCTTGAAGTCGTCGATCCTTTTTTTGATCTTCCGAATGTCGGTGTCCACCGGAAGAGCTATCTCAAAATCATACTTATCTTGCATGTTCTCCTATTGGTTTATCTGAATTTGTAACTGGCATCTATGCAATAGACGCCTGGCTTTATAGCGGCCACGGTCTTTCCGGCCGAGGCAAGGGAGTTCCGCAGACTATTTATGCAGCGCCTAACTGAGGTCAAGGGCATCTTGGTTTTGTCGGCGAACTTTTTCAGGTCTACTTGCTTTCCTGACAATAGCAGTTTTTCAAGAGTCCTTGCAGTCTTTTCCAAAGCTCTTTTTTGTTGCTTGGAGTCAAGGTATGGGTCGGCGCAGACTATGTCGTAGCTAAATCCCTCTGGCTTGGTGTGAGGGTCGCATATCACCTCCGCCAGCCTCTCCAGCGACAGGAGCTTCCCTCTTGCGTTTGCCTCGACGAGCCTGATGGTCGCGCCGAAGCGCTGGTAGAACTCTGAAAGAGCTTTGAGGTTCTTTTTCGAGGTGAGGAACTTGCGTTTATCAACGGTTTCGACTAGCAGACATATCATGGCTGATTCCCCCGCAAGTTAATTATAAGCGCAGTTTTATGGCTGCCTATATAATTTAACCTGTGGAGGCCCCGATGGACGGCTACCGAGAGCGACTGAGCCTGGACATCAAAAGGCGTTTCGGCGCCGAGATCGAACTGAACGCGTTCGACGACGCCAGCAGGCCGTTGGATGGCTCGCTGCCAGAGGGCATTTATGAGGTCGCCGAGGTCGTGCGTTCGGCGAGCAAAAAGCCGGTCCAAGTACACAAGTGGGCTTACGACCACAACAATGTTTCTTGGGTAGTGAAGCCCGACAGCAGTTGCGGCATGGAGGTCTGCTCCCCTGTCCTCAAGGGCTGGCTGGGCCTAATGCAGCTTTGCAGGGTGGTTGAGCGCCTCGGGGAAGACCCGAGAATCAGGTCAGATGGCCGCTGCTCCTTCCATGTCCACGTTGATGTTTCTGACCTTGGCGACCGTGAGTTGGCGACAATACTCACTTGGTGGGTTAAGTGCGAGCCCGTCTTTCTGGACAGCGTTCCCTTCTCAAGGAAGAGGAATCAGTACTGCCAGCTTCTCGCCCAGAGCGAGGCCTTCGAGAGGCTCGAGGATGGTTTCATGCCCCATGACGGCCTCATCAGGAAGTTGGGGCTGTTCAAGTACTACACGATCAACACATACCACTACTTCAACGCCAAGAGAAAAACGATTGAGTTCAGAATCATGGACTCCGAGTGCTGCCTTGACCCTTACATGTGCAAGAACTGGATAAGGCTACTGCTCTTCTTCATGGAGAGGGCACTACAGGCTGGCATGCCCAATCCATATCATCCCGGTGATAGGTGGTCGGGTTACTGCTGGCTCGACCCGAAGGATGTTTTTGAATTTCTAGGACTGACTAGCCACTACGACCTTTCGCCTGGGCTTCTCCAGGTGAAAGACTGGTTCTTGGACAGGCTGCATGACAACTGCGACGACGGCGAAGAGGACAGCCTGTTCGGCATCAAGGCTAGAAAGCCCTCTGTCAGGCAGATTCTCGACATGGTGGACTGCAGGGGCGAGGAGCGGGTCGACAGAAGCGTGTACAGCGAAACCTTTAGGACTTGAGCCAATATGGGCATATACAGGCCTGAAAAACTCGACCAGATTGTGAGAGGCATGAAGTCTCTCGGCGAGGTACTTGTTCCTTTCAACTTCCCCATGGCCCCCCTTACCACGGAGGATGACTTGGGTCTTTTTAAGGCGCGAGAGGCCGTAGTTGACGGCTACAAGCTATACATTCACTACCAGAAGTCCGACTACTCAATTTACTTCATAGAAACCCTTCAGATACACAACACCGCTTCGCCATTTCTCCCATTCGGGCTTATCTGCAAGCTCGGCAAGAGGTTCTTGGGGAACAGTCACTTGTCGCTCGTTGAGATGTTTCGGGATAACAGAAAGATATACCTCTGGTCGCTTTGCACGGATAAGCAGGGCAACTCTCTCGCGCTGCCCAACAACCCGCAAGTCGAGGAATGCGTATACGAGGGCTTCCACTACTCCTACCTTCAGCCCAATCAGGTAGACTTCTTCTAAAGGCTTCTTTTCTCGGAAATCTCACCGAAACGCGCTTCTCCTTGGCGAGCCTTGCCCAAGTGCGTATCGGGAAGTATTCCGCCCACGCCAAGAAGCAATAGAGCCCAGGTTGGGTATATACAGCGTAGGCCGCACGGCCCAACCTTGATGAGGGTTCCAGAAATGAAAAAGAACAAGATACAAAGCCTCGTTATTGAACACCTCCTTAAACACGGACAGCTGGAAATTCTCCTTCCCGACGGGGTTAAACTCGAGATCGGGATGACGCAGGAGAGCACGAACGGAACAATTATCAAGCGCGACGATTACTGCTGGGTCATCGCATCGAGGGAGGGTAGAGCAACAAGCCTAGACGCGTACAACATGGGTCTGAGGTTCTCGGCCGAGGACAAGACTTTGGTACTTGAGGACGACTTCGTGGACAGCAACGGCGAGCACGTCCGGAGGGTCGACGTGGTCTAAGAGGCGTAGAGCACGCCAGCAACCCTTGTGACAGTCAAGTTGCCACGCTCAAGGCGCGCCTCCAGCGTGGCCTCGGCGTAGCCATGGCTTATAGGTGCAGACAACTCAAACCATATCAGAAAGCCCGCTTGGGTTAGGCAAAACCTTGATACGGTAAGCTTGGTTCCTTGGTTTGTTATATGCCCCTCATTTATAATTGCCAACTGGTTCGCGCCTGCGCGCAGGGCTTGGATCAGCAGGTCCAAAACGGACTTGCAATCCATGAATTTCGTCCAGTGGGCGACAAGAAGCCCCTCGAGCTTCTGTTCGTCGAATACTTTGTCCATGTGCGAGCCCTTGGGGGTCTTCAATGAAAAAAACGGGATTCTTTCTTAAAGAGTATTGCCAGAAGCTATCGGACGAGCATGTCAGGTTTCTTTACGGCCGCCTATCCCAGAGGCTGGGCGGTGATCTCGCCGAGGCCGTGACGTTCCTGTCGCAGTTCAGGGACATCGACCGATGGCTCAACGGGGCCGAGGACTCGGACGAGTTCTATGATGCCGTAGACCAAATCCACCATGCGGTGGAGAAGGAACACGAGCGCAGGATGAAATACTCAGAAGCCTCCTCGCGTCATTAGAAGGCAGAATCAGGCGCACGCAGATAGAGGCCCCAGCGAAGGCTCGGGGCCTCAAACTTTTTGTGGTAAAATACCGGCGCGCCAGTGCCGAATATAAGGCAAGGAGAGAAAATGCCACCCATCAACAAAGTCGGCGATCAAAAAGTCTGCCTAGCCACATCCTCCTACCCCCATGCCAAGTGGGGGTTTGAGCTTTTCAACCCCGTGCAGAGCAGGGTGATGGACTTCTACAACGAGGATTGCAACTCGTTGATCGCAGCCAGCACCAGCGCAGGCAAGACGGTCGTCGCCGAGATGTTCCTCGCCGACGAGGTCAGGCGTAGGGGAGGCAAGGGGATGTTCTTGGCCCCTCTGCGCGCGCTAGCGAGGGAGAAGTCGGAGGACTGGAAGTCCAAGAGCCACCACTTCGGCGACCTTAAGGTCAGCATCTGCACGGGCGACTTCAGGCTCACCAAGGACAGGGCCGCCGAGCTCAACGAGGCCGACCTGATCATCATGACCTCCGAGATGCTGTCGCACAGGAGCAGAAGCCACGGCAGCGAGCAGAGCTCATTCCTGAAGGAAGTTGGGACTCTGGTAGTCGATGAGAGCCACCTTCTCACCGTGCCGGGCCGTGGTGACCACCTAGAGGTCGGGCTCATGACCTTCACCAGGCTGAACCCGGGTGCGAGGCTCGTGCTTCTGTCTGCGACCATGCCAAATGTCGATCAGATTGGGGAATGGGTTTCCTACTCGCTCAATGGCAAGAAGACATTCGTGCTGGAGTCCAAGTACAGGCCAGTCCCGCTGACTACCCACTACGAGCCCTACGCAGACGATCTCAGGCGCTACGACCTCCTCGAGAGGGAGAAGATCAACAAGGCGATGGACATCGTCGAGTACTACCCTGAGGACAAATTCCTGATATTTGCGCACACGAAGCGCACCGGCGACATGATGAAGAGGGAGCTCCAGTCTGCCGGCATACAGTGTGAGTTCCACAACGCCGACCTCGACTCTGCGGCCAGGGCGAGGGTCGAGGACAAGTTCAAGACCGACCCCTCCTTCCGTGTGATAGTCGCCACCTCGACTCTCGCCTGGGGCCTAAACATGCCTGCGAGGCGCGTCATCATCCTTGGCGTCCACAGGGGCGTTGAGGAGGTGGAGTCCCACGACATTATCCAGATGGTCGGCAGGAGCGGCAGGTACGGCATCGACCCGATGGGCGACGCTTACATCCTCGTGCCAGAGAGCAAAGTCCACGAGTATAAGCAGAAGTACAGCCAGAGCAGGAAGATACAGTCTCAGCTTCTGTCAATGTCCGGCAGCCACCACAAGACCTTGGCCTTCCACTTGGTCAGCGCCATATTCCAAGGAGAGGTTTCCACCGTCGACGACGTCCACAAGTGGTTCGAGAGAAGCCTCGCCCACTTCCAGAGCCTCGTACTGAACCACGACGTGGTCGACTCCACGGTTGACCTGCTTACAAAGTGCGGTGCCATTGGGGTGGAGGAGGGCAAGCTGTTCGCCCGGCCCGTAGGCAGGGTATCGGCGATGTTCTACGTCAGCCCCTTCGACGTGTCCAGCTACTACTTCAACTTCAGGAGGCTTTTCGAGGGAGGCTTCGAGGCCGACGATGTGCGCATCTCTCTGGCTCTGGCCAACATAGACTCCAACCGCACCAGCATAGTCTCCAAGGCGGAAAAGGAGGAGATGGACTCCTATCTCAACAAGCTCCGGCCCGTG